CGTTTGAGTAAAGAAAATAAAGATGTGGAGATTCGTTTATTTTATGATGAACGGGGTCTTGACAGATATTATGGATTGCTTGAGCTTGGTGAGCTTGGTGGTATGTGGAAGAATGTAGGAGGACGTTATGAATTTAATGGTAAAAAGATTTATGGTAAAGAAATTCTAAAAAATCCAGAACAATACTTTACTGAAGATGTAATGGAAAAACTTGATGCAATTGCAAAAATAGAATTTTCTTATGGCAATTGAACTTAATGACTTAATACAGATTTATGATGATGTTTTAGAAAAGAAGTATTGTGATTTTTTAATTGAACTATTTGAAATACAATCTGAAAAACAAGAGATAATTGAAAATGATGGAAAACCAAACTTCACTCAATTCAATCTGACTCAAAATTGTAAACTCAATGAAGAAATTAATAACGTTCATAACTACCTAATTTCTAAAGTATTTGAATGTAAGAAACAATATTATGAGTTAGTTGATACGCGATGTTTTCCTGAAAAAAATAATTTTGAAGAATTCAGAATTAAAAAATATGATACAAGTGGAAATCAAAGATTTGACACTCACGTAGACGTTCAGGACTATGAGAGTGCAAGAAGATTTCTTTCGTTTATGTTTTATTTGAATGATGTTTCAGAAGGTGGAGAAACTGTTTTTGAAGACCTTACAATCACACCAAAGTGTGGTAGAGTGATTGTGTTCCCTCCTTTATGGATGTATCCTCATAAGGGCTGTCCTCCTACAAGCAACGAAAAGTATATTCTCAGTACATATTTTCACTTTAAATAATGGAAAAAATTGAATTTTTAATTATCAGAAATCTACTTTATAATGAAGACTACTTAAGAAAAGTATTACCATTTCTCAAACCCGAATATTTTGAAGACCAGAATCAAAGAGTAGTATTTGAAGAAATTTTAGAATTTGTTTCCGAATACAATAATCCACCAACAAAAGAAGTTCTTTCAATTGAAACTCAAAAGAGAACAGATGTAAATGAAGACCAATTCAATAAGATTATTCATCTTATTGATTGTCTGGAAAATATATCTTCAGAACAAAATTGGTTAATTGATACTACTGAAAAGTGGTGCAGAGAAAGAGCAATTTATCTTGCTCTGATGGAAGCAATTCAATTGGCTGATGGTAAAGGAGATAAATCTAAAGATTCAATTCCATCAATTCTTCAAGATGCACTTGCAGTATCTTTCGATAATCATATTGGACACGATTATTTTCAAGATTATGAAGAAAGATATGACTTTTATACACGCAAAGAAGAAAAACTTGAATTTGATATTGAATATCTGAATAAGATTACCAAGGGTGGAATTATAAAGAAAACGATGACGATTCTGATGTCGCCTACTGGTGTTGGAAAAAGTCTTGCCCTTTGTCACATCGCTGCTTCAACACTTCTTCAGGGTAAAAATGTTTTATACATTACCTTAGAAATGTCTGAAGAAAAAATTGCAGAAAGAATTGATGCAAATTTATTGAATGTAGATATTAAAGATTTTGCTTCATTACCGAAGACTATTTTTGATACTAAAATAAATTCTCTCTCCAAAAAAACTCAAGGAACTTTAATCATTAAAGAATATCCTACAGCTTCCGCTCACTCAGGACATTTTAATTCGTTATTGAATGAACTTTATTTGAAAAAATCATTTAAACCAGACCTGTTGGTAATTGATTATATGAATATTTGTTCTTCATCCAGATATAAAGGAAATATGTCTGTGAATTCTTATAGTTATGTAAAATCCATCGCAGAAGAACTTCGTGGTCTTGCTGTAGAGCATAATGTTCCTCTAATTACAGCCACTCAGGTAAATCGTTGCTTAGGTTTAGATACCTTATTAATTAAACGTGGAGGTGAAACCATTCAAATTCAAGATATTAAAATTGGTGATGAAATAGAATCTCATTCTGGATATGTAAAAGTAGAACACGTTTTTCCTGTAGAGGAACAAGATGTTTATGAAATCACTACAAAATCTGGTAAAAAAATCTTGTGTTCTAATAAACATATTTTCCCAACATCTAGTGGAGAAAAAAATATTTTGAGTGGTCTTTCTGTTGGTGATAAATTATTTACTAAGTTGATTTGAATCAATTATTTAATGTATTAGAATTTACTGAGGAAGAAAAATGCAAATTTCTTTAGATGAAATATTGTCAATTAAAAAAATTGGAAAACGAAAGACTGTAGATATTACAGTATCTGGGGATAATCTTTTTTTTGCAAATGATATTCTTACACATAATAGTGGAATTAATAATAGCGACATTGATTTGACAGATACTTCGGAAAGTATTGGAGGTCCAATGACTGCAGACTTATTGTTGGCATTGATTTCCACTGAAGAACTTGAAGAACTTGGTCAAATTATGATTAAGCAACTTAAAAATCGTTATTCAGATCCAACTGTTCACAAACGATTTGTAGTTGGTATTGACAGAGCTAAAATGAGACTTTATGATTGTGAACAATCTGCTCAAAGTGATGTACTTGACTCTGGAAAAGAAGAAGAGTATAATTTTGAAGACAGAAAACCTAAAAAAACATTTGAGGGATTTAAGTTTTAAATATGACACAAGTAATCGATACAAAAAAATATATTGAATTTGTAAAACAAACTACAAGTCCTGCGAGTAGTGATTTCGCTTCTCTTCTTGCTCGTATGACTGAACTTGAGACAGAAGGTGTTGAATTAACTCATTTACTTACCTTTGCTTTGGGTGCTTCTGCTGAACTTGGAGAAGCAGTTGAGATTATTAAAAAGTGCTTATTGCAAGGTAAGCCATTTAATGATGATGCGAAGGTTCATTTGCTTAAAGAATGTTCCGATTGTTTCTGGTATTTTGCACAACTATGTATTGCTATGGATGTGAGTTTTGAGGACATTATGCAAATTAACTATGAAAAATTAAGTGCTCGTTATCCTGAAGGTACATTTAGTGTTCATCGTTCAGAAAATAGAAAGGATGGAGATATTTGATGGTAAAGGAAAAAAATATAAATCTCAAACTTCCCATTAAATCAGCACTTGATGTTCTTGAAACTCTTGAATCTTCTACTTCGGGATATGGACAAGAGTTTCAACCAGAAAGAATTGTAAGATTGCGTGAAGTGATTGAAAGCCTTAAAAAAGAACTTATTTAAATCATTTATCAGAGGTTTCATAAATATCTAAAAAATTTAAATGTATTTTTCAAATTGGAAAAAGATTCTTGAAGAAAGACTTCAGAAAATAAAAAGTAAACCTAAAGTAAAGAAAACTATAGATAAGGATTACGAACACTATCCGATGGAGTTGGTTTGAAATTTTATAAATAACTAAAAAGTATTTGTAAAATGGACACAAAAGACATTCTTAGGCTTCAAGAAGCATATTTAGAGGTTTATCAAGAGATTGATGAAGGATACAAATCCTTTCCTTACGACAAAGTTAAAGCAAAAGCAAAAGAATTAAAAACAGATCGTGAAAGTTTGGGGAAAAAACCACTTACTGGAAAAAGTGATAGTGAAATTGATGATACACTCAATAATATGGAAAAATTACACAAGAGAGAAACTAGATTAGGTTTGCAATCTAATATAGCACACTCATTTGTTCCTAAACAAAAAGAAAAATCAAATAGGAATAGACCAGAAAGTGAAAAGAGAAGTAAAACTGTTGAACCTCAAAAATCATTTGGTAATCGTCTAACCAGAAGTGATAAGCAAGGTATTAAAGATAGTTATGACCTTTACGACACCATTCTCTCACATCTTCTTGATGAAGGATATGCTGAAACTCAACAAGCAGCAGAAGCAATTATGGTAAATATGAGTGAAGATTGGAGAGATAGTATTGTTGAAGCTATTGAAGGTCTTCGTCCTGCAAGTGAGAGAATGAAAGGTGCATTAACTTCTTCGCAAAGAGCATCACAACAAGCAAGGGCAAGAAGAGAACAGAAGAAACAAGAAGAGTTAGAAAAAGCAGCTAATGCTGTATTAAATCAAATGAGTGGAGTTTCTAGACGTTCTTCTACTCCTATGGGTTCTACTCCAGCACCACAAAAATCAGAAGCACCTCAAGCAAATAGAACAATTAAACCAAAAGTGAAAAGAGATGATTTAGCAAGTGCTGCAGATGAAGTTCTTCGTAGTCTTCGTTGATAATCACATACACAATTGAACAACTGGCACATGGGGTCTCCACAAGACCCCTTTTTGATGGTATGATACTCTCATACACACAGAAACCTGATGAAACTACTTGATTACTACAAAAAAGAAGATTTTGGTGTAGAGCACATCTTCATTATTATCAAAGGTGAAAATCGGTCGTTCATTCAAGTGAGTTTTTCTTGGAATGACTATCCCGATTTTCCTTATCTTCAAATTGGAATTGGAAACAATCGTTTGATTGATATTATCTTCTGGTGTTGGAGATTTGGTTTTTCGGCAGAAATCTTTGGTGTTACTTGGGGTAGTTGGGAGGAAGAATATTGAAAGAACTACCTGATAAAAAAGAACTGGATATTATGTGGACGGTTGCCACCAGTGGTGCTTTAGAGACTGGCACAAGACCCCATCACGGGTTTGCCGACCTGCTGTATGATTACCTCACAGACAGAACACTCAACAAATACGGAGTAGAACTAAAGGATGAGATTTTGTGATATTGAGTTCCGTTGGAGCAAATGCAACAACAAGTATGAACTCGTCAAGTGGTATCAATCTAATGGTTCAGGACAAGAGAACTGTTATGTTGTTGCCCTCTTTGATAAAGGCAAAGAGGGTTATGATATGAGGACTGTGGGGGATAGGTTCTTTGAGGATAAGGATGCTTGGGTTGTTGGTAAGTATGGTTTGGAGTTTCTAAATGCTATTTTTGAGATTGAAAAGAATGAGGATGAAGAATGACTAAGGCAGATGTTTTTGCGATTGTTGCTAATGTTTATCTGGCACAAAATCTAAGAGACAAACCAGTTAGTATTGCTATTCTGTCTCTTTCTTATTTTCTATTGTCTCTTATTGCTTGGGGAACTGCTGCTGTATTGAAATG